TGCCCCAGAGAAGAAAACGTATCTACCTTGTCGCAGATCTTGCAGGACAGCGTGCCGGAAAGATACTGTTTGAGTCAGAGGGCGTGTCAGGGTATTCTGCACAGAGCTTCAGTACGTGGCAAGGCGTTGCCGGAACTGCTGAAGACAGCACTCGAGAGGCAGGCAATGTCGGCATAGATGATCAGCTGATGTACGAGAATCACGGACAGGACAGCAGATACACAGGTCCTTTAAAGGCATCACAGACTGTCTCGTCAACATTCGGAACCGGAGGAAACAATCAGCCATTGGTTCTTGAAAAGCCGAAGACACTGAAGATAAGATCCGGATGCGCAGGAGGTGGAAAAGGCGCACTTGTGCAGAACGATCTTTCAGCAACGCTAGGATGCCATAATGACCAGACACTTTTTCAGCCGAAGGCTTTCGGGATATGTTCGAAGGAAAGCAACTCGATGAAGTCAGACAATCCGCATAGCGGATTCTATGAAGCCGGTACTTCAAGATGTCTTGATGCAAACGGCGGGAATCCGGCATGCAACCAGGGAGGCATGGCAGTCATATCGCTTCAGGGTTCGATGATAGGCAGACAGGACAGGAACGGTCCGCGTGGGAGCGGTATAAACAGTGACATCTCATTTACCCTTAATACAGCAGACAGACATGCGGTGGCTTACTCATCGAGCAAGGCATCTTTTTTTATGTCAGCTGAAAAGGAACTGGCGAACACACTTGTCGCAACGGATTACAAGGATCCGCCGATCGTCAATTCCTCTGATGATGCACAGTATATCGTCAGAAGGCTCACACCGACAGAATGTGCAAGACTGCAGGGATTTCCGGACTGGTGGTGCGATGATCTCGGAACGGACGAACCGAGGGATGATGAGATAGAGAAATGGCGCATGGTCTTTGATGAATATGCGTCTGCAACGGGTATGAGGAGCAAACCGAAATCTGACCGTCAGATACGCAGGTGGCTCAGAGATCCGTATTCGGATTCAGCCGCATATAAGATGTGGGGGAACGGAGTGGCACTTCCGTGTGTATGTTTCGTGCTGTGCGGCATTGTCAGTAATGCACAGTAAAAGCGATATGTTTTCTGTACATGTGGTCATTGCCATTATGTGCCGTAAGAGTGATGTATAGACTGAAAAAGGAGGAATACATCATGGAAGTACATTACAGAGTAAACGGCAGTGAAAGAAAAAGACTTGCCGGAATCATCGCGGATGTTATGGGCGAGAAGGCTGAATACCTCGGTGCACCGACATTCGCATTCAAGGCAGGTGATGTGATGATCGACCGGAACGGGACAGCATTCATCACGGAACGGACAGCACGGCAGACGAGTGCGATACTTGCGGCAGCGTCCGCAGCGGGATTCACATACGATGATGAGAATCTTTCATGCGGTCAGGAAGAGAAAACGTGCGAACCGGTGCATATAACAATATCACTGCCGCGCGGTCCTGAACTTACGGATGAGAAACTTGATAATCTCAGAAAGGCAGTGAAAAGCAGACAGGAACTGCTGTGCAGGGCATTCGGATGCGAAAGGGCAGAGATAACCGTAATGGAAGACACCATATCATTTCCGTGGTTTACGGTGAGAGGCGGGAAAGACGAGACAAAGATCTACACACAGTTCGTAACAGCACTGAAGGATCAGGCAGTGAAGCTGAAATGGGTGAATGAGAGGAAGAACACCGGCGAGCAGAATGACAAGTATACATTCCGGTGTTTTCTTATGAGACTCGGATTCATAGGTGACGATTACAAGGCAGCAAGAAAGCTGCTGCTCAGGAATCTTGCGGGAAGTTCTGCATTCAGAAACGGAAAGGGGAAGAACAAATGAGACTGCCGGAAAGAAGGATAATCGAAGACCTGCGGGAGAGATATCCGGAAGGAACAAGGATAGAACTTCTGAACATGGATGACATGCAGGCACCGCCCGTGGGAACGCTCGGAACTGTCAGCGGTGTTGATGATGCCGGATCAATAATGGTGCACTGGGATAACGGATCGGGACTGTCAGTAGCATACGGACCGGATCAATGCAGGAGTCTGGTTCCGGATTTCACGGAAATCGTCAGAAGACAGATCATGGAAGTAAGGGAAACCGGAAGGACCAACATGTTTGATGTTCCGGCAGTTCAGAAGATCGCATCTGATATGAGATTATATGAACTGACGGTATTCCTTGCCGAGCATCAGAAGGAATATGCAAGCTTCATATCGGCAGGGCATGTATAAAATACACAGTCTGGTTGATGAATCCCTGGTACATATATGAGCAGAAACAAGTTGATACATATCCGCCGCAGAGTGATTAATGCATGTAACAAAAAGAAACCAGTCAGTGGTTGAATGAACATGATTACGGCGGTTAATGACTAAAGGGAGGATATCTGATGATTAGCTTACCAAGCAGGAGAGGATTTTCAGTTGACTGGAAAGTGCCTTTTATTACCAGATCGGGGAAACGTGTCATGAAGACTGAAAGTTTCACCACAACGGATAAGGGCGAAGCACAGGCAAAACTGAATGAGATAAAGGCGGAGCATACGGATGCACATATTGAAGAGTGCATCTTCTAAATCAGACACATTACTGCAGGTATATCTGGTACATATATCTGCAGTTTTTACTTGATACATACTCCCGGTAGAGTGATATATAACATAACAGAAAAGAGCAGCCGGAAGGCAGGAGGATAAGAAAATGAAATACAGGATCGAAGCAATAGAGAATGCAGAGAACGGGATGGAATGGGACGAGATCGGAGTCAGCCGGATACTCGGACAGGCATACCTGTGCAGCAGAGCGGCAGGAAATGAACTGCCGAATTTCGAAGGTGTCATCTGGGACAGCGACATTGACACGATCCTTTCAGACTGCAGACGCCTTGGAGTCAGGGAATTCACGATAAGTAACGCATTTTCGGGACTGATCCAGACAATAGACAGCCTTCAGAAAAAAGGCTGCACGCTGGACGGGACAGTACAGATAAAGGATCGCTGCACACCATGCTTCAAGCCAGACGAACACCTGATGATCCCGGCATTCAAGATAACGGTAAATGGCTGAATATAATAACACATTACTGCAGGTATATCTGCAGTTTTTACTTGATACATATCCCCCGCAGAGTGATATATAGCATAATGCAGAAAAAGAACAGCAGGAGGATAAGAGCATGACAAAGAAAGCAGAAGAACTCGAGGAGAACTTCAGCACGGTGATAAGATAGTGGAACAGGGTTCTGGCTGCCGGGGATTTTTACAGCAAGGGCGCGGACTGCTGCTACGGAGCCCTTTACATGCCGGACGAGATAAGTTCCAGCAGCGAGAGCAAGCTTACACTCATGGGCATTTCAGAAGAATGCTTTGAAGACGAAGGATATGCACTGGAGTGGGGCATCAACAGATAAACAGAAAGAGGGAGCTGCAAGGCTCCTTTTTTCGTGCAGATTTACAGGAAAGGAGGCGGAGTCAATGGCATTAAGCGGACGAAAACCAAAACCGACAGCGATAAAGATACTTGAAGGAAATCCCGGCAAGCGTCCGCTGAATGATAGTGAACCAAAACCGATGCATAAAACTCCGCCGTGTCCTAAATGGCTGATGCCGGAGGCAAAAAAGGAGTGGAGAAGACTTGCATCGGGTCTTACAGCGATGGGTGTGCTTACAGATGTGGATATGGCAGCATTTTCGGGATATTGCCAGGCTTACGCGCGATGGAAGGAAAACGAGGAATTCATAACAAAGAACGGATCGCTCGTAAGAACACCATCCGGCTATTGGCAGCAAGTGCCGCAGGTTTCGATAGCACAGCAGTATCTAAAGCAGATGGAGCGTTTTGCGGAGCAGTTCGGTCTGACGCCTGCGTCAAGGTCACGTATTATCGCAGAAGGATCAGGAGAAAACAGTACTGATGAGATGGAGAAACTTCTCGGAGGTGATGGCGAGTGAAAGACGATATAAAACCTTCGGATTTTCCGGTCCTTAAGAACTACAGACCAACGAAGTTCATGCTGTCGGAATCACACTATGATGCAGAGCGGGCAGACAGAGCAGTCACATTTATTGAAAACCTGCGGCATACAAAAGGTAAATGGGCAGGTAAAAGATTCTGGCTCCTTCCGTGGCAGGAACAGATCATCCGTGACATATTCGGGACCGTTGATGCAGAAAAGCACAGGCAGTTCCGCACAGCATATATAGAGATAGGAAAGAAGAACGGGAAGTCAGAACTTGCTGCGGCCGTTGCTCTTTATCTTCTTTATGCAGACAACGAACCATCTGCCGAAGTGTATGGTGCTGCGGCTGACAGAGGCCAGGCATCAATCGTATTTGATGTAGCTCACCAGATGGTCAATATGTCTACGGCACTTCTCAGACGTTCAAAGATCATGGCTGCTACAAAGCGAATAGTCAATTACAGGAATGCAGGTTTTTACCAGGTCCTGTCGGCAGAAGTAGGGACAAAGCACGGACTTAATGTTTCAGGCCTTGTGCTTGATGAAGTGCATGCTCAGCCCAATAGAAAGTTGTATGACGTTCTCACTAAAGGATCTGGTGATGCAAGAGAGCAACCGCTCTTTTTCCTGATCACCACTGCGGGTACTGATAAAGAGTCCATATGTTATGAGCTTCACCAGAAGGCAAATGACATCTTATCCGGACAGAAGGTAGATCATACATTCTATCCAGTTGTCTACGGACTTACCGATGAAGATGACTGGCATGATGAAAAGAACTGGTATAAGGCAAATCCAAGTCTGGGGCAGACGATAAGCATAGACAGGGTGAGAGATCACTACAAGGAAGCACTGGAGAATCCTGCGGAGGAGGCGGTATTTAAGCAGCTGAGGCTCAACATGTGGGTTAGCAGTACAACATCATTTATCCCGGAGCAGGTCTTTGATATGGGCAGCAAACCGATAGATATGGATGCACTGAGAGGCCGCGAGTGTTATGGCGGACTTGATCTTTCGAGTACAGGAGATATCACGGCACTTGCACTTATGTTTCCGCCGCGGGATGAAGATGAAAGTTATATTCTCCTGCCATTCTTTTGGGTGCCGGAAGATACAATACCGATAAGAGTTCGTAGAGCATCAGTTCCGTATGATGTCTGGTATAAGAAGGGCATACTTCTGGCAACGAAAGGAAATGTCATTGATTATAACTTCATTGAGGCTTATATCAATGATCTTAATACGAAATATAACATCAAAGAGATCGCGGTTGATAGGTGGAATGCAACGCAGCTGATCCAGAACCTTGAGGGTGATGATTTTACGATGGTTCCATTTGGCCAGGGGTTCAAAGACATGTCGCCTCCGACTAAAGAGTTTTATAAGCTCATGATGGAAGGGAAGATTACTCACGGAGGCAATCCGGTTCTTAAGTGGATGGCTCTTAATGTAGTGATTGATATAGATGCTGCGGAGAACGTAAAGCCTACAAAAGCAAGATCACCGGAAAAGATAGATGGCATTGTTGCATCAATCATGGCACTTGATAGATGTATAAGGCATGAAAGTTCAGAGAGTGTTTACGATGACAGAGGGATTTTAGTCATATAGGGAGGATCATATGTTAATAGTTTTCATGGCAATCGCTGCATTTGTGGTGATTGTCTTTTCTTTTGTCTGTGGAATAGTACTGATAAATGCAGCTTTTAGATTGATTATGGAGGTATAAACGTGGGAATAAAGAGTTTGTTTGGTCTTACAAAGACAAGAGATAAGCCAGAGAACAAGGCTGCCGATGCCGGATATTCATTTCTATTTGGAAGGACTACAAGCGGTAAATCAGTGAATGAACGGACAGCAATGCAGACAACAGCGGTATATGCCTGCGTGAGAATACTGTCGGAAGCAATAGCATCACTTCCGCTTCATATCTATCAGTATAAGGAAGGCGGTGGAAAAGAGCTGGTGTATGATCACCCGCTGTATCACATCTTACATGACGCACCTAATTCGGAGATGACTTCATTTGTGTTCAGGGAAACACTTATGAGTCATCTTTTAATTTGGGGAAATGCATATGCACAGATCGTCAGAGACGGTGCGGGACGTGTGCTTGGTCTTTACCTTTTGCTGCCGGACAAGATGAGTGTCGAAAGAGGCGATGACGGGAAGATATATTACGTCTACTCAAGATACTCAGATGAGAACCCGGCAATAAAAAAGTATGGCGATATCGTCCTCACGAAGGATGAAGTGCTGCATATACCGGGACTTGGTTTTGACGGACTTATCGGTTATTCGCCGATCGCAATGGCGAAAAATGCGGTAGGCATGACACTTGCATGCGAGGAATATGGCGCCAGCTTCTTTTCAAACGGCGCCAATCCCGGGGGCGTGCTTGAGCATCCGGGAGTCCTTAAAGATCCGGGCAAGGTGAGAGAATCATGGAACGCCGTTTATCAGGGAACGAACAATGCACATAAGGTTGCAGTCCTTGAGGAAGGCATGAAGTATCAGCAGATCGGCATACCGCCGGAAGAAGCACAGTTCTTGGAAACTCGAAAGTTCCAGATAGATGAGATAGCAAGGCTGTACCGGATCCCGCCTCACATGGTCGGAGATCTGGAAAAGAGTTCATTTTCCAACATTGAACAGCAGTCACTAGAGTTTGTTAAGTACACACTCGATCCCTGGGTAATAAGGATAGAACAGAGCCTTCAGAAAGACCTGCTTCTTCCAAGCGAGAAAGAGAAGTACTTCATCAGGTTTAACGTGAACGGGCTTCTTAGAGGTGATTATCAGTCCAGGATGACAGGCTATGCAACTGGCAGACAGAATGGATGGCTTTCTGCAAACGATATCAGGGAGATGGAGGATATGAACCCGCTTTCAGATGAAGAAGGCGGCAATAAGTATCTGATAAACGGTAACATGTGTGAGCTTTCTGACGCAGGCATATTTGCCGGAAAGCAAGTAGAAGGAAAGGAAGGTAGTAAATGAAAAGAAAGTTCTGGAACTGGGTGAAGAACGAAACTGATGAGTCCGCTGAGAGAACTCTTTACCTGGACGGCGAGATCTCAGATGAAACATGGTATGGCGATGAGGTGACACCGAAGCTCTTTAAGGATGAGCTTGACGGTGGGAAAGGAAACATATCAGTCTGGATCAATTCACCGGGCGGCGACGTCTTTGCGGCAGCACAGATTTATAACATGCTCCGTGATTATAAAGGAACCGTGACAGTGAAGATAGACAGCCTCGCAGCATCAGCCGCATCGGTTATCGCAATGGCAGGAGATAAGGTGATCATGTCACCGGTTGCCATGATGATGATCCATAACCCGGCGATGATCGCTATGGGTGAGAAAAAGGATATGGAGAAGGCAATCGATATGCTCGGCGAAGTAAAGGAAAGCATACTGAACGCTTATGAAGCAAAGACGGGAATCAACCGAACTAAGCTGTCACATCTGATGGACGATGAAACATGGTTCAATGCAAAGAAAGCACTGGAGATGGGGTTTGCAGATGAAATCTTATTTGCAGACAACACACAAGAAAAGAATCCGGAAAGCGAATCCGAAAAGGAAACGCCGGTAGAGGGTTCTTTTTTATTTACAGAAAAAGCTGTAAGCAATTCATTTTTGGCAAAGGTCTCTGCGGAAAAGGAGCAGGTACCTATTGATTCTTTGAGACAGAGACTACGTCTCATAACACACTGAGGAGGAAAAGATATGAGTCAGATATTAGATTTACGTGATAAGCGTGCGAAAGCATGGAATACAGCAAAGGAGTTTCTTGATGAGAAAAGCAAAGACGGAAAGTTCGTATCAGCAGAAGATGCAGAAACATACGACAAGATGGAACAGGATGTCGTTGATTATGGCAAGCAGATCGAAAGACTGGAACGTCAGGCAGCCATTGATGCGGAGATGGCAAAAGCGGTAACGGAGCCGATAAAGAACGCACCG